TCCTTTTATTACTTGCGATGTGGCACGTTTTGGAAGTGATACTACTGTTATTGGTGTATGGAGTGGCTTCCGTGTTAAATTCCATCAGTATTCAGGCAAATCGGTTGTGGAAGTGGCTGACCTCATAAAAGGTTTACAATTAGAAAACAAAGTACCCCTTTCAAATATTGTAGTCGATGAAGATGGTGTCGGAGGAGGTGTCGTTGATATATTACGTTGCAAAGGATTTGTCAATAATAGCACGGCTTTAAAGAATCCTGTTACACACAATAAGGAAAACTTTGACAACCTTAAATCTCAATGCTATTTTAAATTAGCCGAGTTAATGAACAAGAATGAAATATACATTCAAGCCGATGGGAGACAAAAGCAACAAATCATTGAGGAACTAGAACAAGTAAAACAAAAGTCGGTTGATAATGATTCAAGCAAAGGAATAATATCAAAAGACAAAGTAAAGGCATTGATTGGTCGTTCTCCTGACTTTTCGGATTGTTTGGCTATGAGAATGTATTTTGAATTTACCCCTAAATTCGTTGTAAGTGTTTTCTAATATAAAAATATTAACTTTGTTTAAATTCTTTTAATATGGGTTTACTTGACTTCTTCCAAAAGAAGAAAATTTCTGCCGTTAAGCCTTTGCAGTCCGTTTTACCAATGACTGGTCCTTTGGGTTCTAGTGTTGCGATTAATAGAGGAATTGTAACGTGGCAAGGTGCGGATGCTCAAAGTTTCGTAAATGATGGATATTGTTCTAACGATATAGTTTATTCAATCGTTAAACTTATTACCGATAAAGCACGATTAGCTCCATTTAGTGTTTACAAAGTAATTAACGAACCAGCTGCAAAGAAATACAAGGCTTTAATGAGCCAACCTGACAAGATTACCAATTGGAAAACAATACTTGAATTAAGAACTAAAGCATTTGAAGAATATACAGGAGACTTAAGATTGAACGAATTGCTTAAACATCCTAACGATGAAGATTCTTGGGCAGATATAGTTGAACAATGGTGTGCGTTTAAATTAATCACAGGTAATTCTTTTGTATATGGTCGTTTGATTGAAGCAGGTGCAAATATGGGCAAACCTTTGTCTATTAACGTACTTCCTGCTCAATATATGGCTATCATAGCAAACGTAGAGGTGTTTCCTCCTGTGGTTGCTGGTTATCAACTTTATTTCGGTAAGTTATGGTCATTCAAAAGAGAAGAAATATTACACGATAAATACTTCAATCCACAATGGAATATAACAGGGAATCAATTATATGGTCAGTCTCCGTTGAAAGCAGCCTCACGAACTTTAACACGTTCCAACGAAGCGAAAACCGCAGCAGTATCGGCATTCCAAAATGGTGGACCTGCTGGAGTTCTATTTATGAATGATGATAGATTTGACCCAATTAGCGGAGCAGCACAAGCACAAGCATTAAAGAAATCAGTTAGCGAAAAGGCAGGAGCAGCAAACTTTAATCAAATAGCCGTTTCAGGTTATAAGGTAGATTGGAAAGAAATTGGTTTATCTCCTGTTGAATTAGGAATCCTTGAATCAGAGAAGTGGGATATGATTTCACTTTGTAATGTTTTTGGTGTACCAAGTCAGTTGATGAATGATTCAATGAACAAAACGTACAACAACCAAATGGAAGGCGAAAAGGCTTTAACATTACGTTGTGCCATTCCTTTGCTTAATGAAATCCGTGATGACTTCAATAAGAAACTACATACCGATTGGGGATATGCAAACCAACAAGATGTATATGTTGATTATGACTTAACAGTCTATCAAGAACTAGAAGCAAATAAACAACAACAAGTTGATTGGTTAGATAAGGCTTGGTGGTTAACACCGATTCAAAAGTATGAGGAAATGGGTATTCACGTTCCTGATGAATTAAGAGAAGAATTGAGTAAAATATATATTCCATCTAACCTTCAACCATTAGATACATACCAACCGATTCAATTACCGAAAAATATAGATGACCTATTAAATACAAAATAATGAAAGATACTAAAGAGTTTGAAAATCAAATCGCACAATTAGAAAAGCAATTTAAAGCATTTAGCGATGTAGAAATGTCAGTAACCGAAACTCCTATAATGGGTGTTGAGCCTGTTGAAAACGAACCAATGGAAGATACTCCAATGGATAACTTTGTTGACTTGGTTTATTGCTTAAAGCAATCTAACGAACAATCAATTGTATTTCACCATCAGACAACTTCTTTCTCTTGCCATAATGCAATGGATAATTACTATAATAAAATTGTAGGTTTATTGGATGGTTTGATTGAATCAGTTAGTGGTATTTATGGCAGACCAATGGGATATGAATTAGTAAATCCTGTGGACTATCAAAGCGTTGAACAAGTACAAGCATACTTCCAAGCATTATATGCTGAAGTTCAAAGCGAAAGACAAGTAACGTTTCAAGAAAGCTGGATTCAAAATCAAATTGATGGTATCTCTGAATTAATCGCAGAAACTTTGTACCTTTTAACACTTAAATAGTGATTTGGCAACAATATCGGACACTTTACAACAATGCCTTAAAACAATATTCGCCCAAGTTCAAGGCAGAACTACAAAAACAGGTCGATACCTATTGCCGTACCCAAGATTTAAATGCTATTAGCGATAAATCGCTTAAAAAGACCATTAAAACCCTTCATTTGGCTTTAGGCAACAAAATGGCTATCATTAGCAATAAAGATGTCAAAAAGGGCTTAAAATCGCATATAGGGGTATTTGAGACCAAATCAGCTGAGACCGATTTGTATTCTTACACTATTTTACAAGTATTGGAGAAGGATGGGTTAGATAAGTTGGCTTCAGATATTACCGACACGACTAAAGAACAAATTAGAAGATTCTTAATTCAAGCAGCACAACAAAACCTAACGTTAAGCGAAACTATCGCATTGTTAAGGACAAGTGGAATAACTGATTATCGTGCTGAACTTATCGCAAGAACCGAAACAGGAAGAGCAGCAAACATAGGTTCACAAGTTGGTGCAATTTCCACAGGATTGGTTACGTTAAAAGAATGGATTGCCACAAGAGATGCAAGAACAAGGCGAGAACCTAGAAACCACACCGACCATTTAGTTATGGATGGTGTAAAGATTCCAATGGATGCTAAATTTCACGTTCCAAATGATGAGACAGGTTTAGGATTTGAGTATATGGACCATCCTTGCGATTCTAAAGCAAGTGCAGCAAACGTTTGCAATTGTCGTTGTACAATGGGTTACGAAGCACAAAGAGGTAAAGATGGTAAACTTTTAACTTACAACGATAAGCCACCAACAGGAAGGACTGCAATGATTTGGAGTATAATTTCAAATGTAGTAGGGCAACAAATAGGAATGCTAATTCAACAATCATTACAAGATTAAAAAAAAATAATAACTTTGTTTATATGAAGCAATTTCAAAGTAAAGATATAGCTAACGGAATAATGGATGTTGACACCACGACAAGGCGAGTAAAAGCCGTATGGTCGAGAATGAACAACATTGATTTAGATAATGATATTATCGTTCCTGAAGCATTTACTAAAACCTTAATGGAAAGAGGTCCAGCAGGTAAAAATTTAGTATGGTCTTTAGTGGACCATAAAGCTGATATGGCAAACGTTATTGGTAAGCCTGAAGAATTATATGTTGAAGGCGATATGCTTGTTGCAATCACTCCAATAGTAGAAACCGATAAAGGAACTGATATGTTAAAACTTTATGAAGCTGGTTTAGTTAACCAACATTCAATAGGGTTTAGCACAATCAAATCAGATTTCCAAAGCGAAAAGAAAGATGTTCGTGTGATTAAAGAAGTTAAACTTTATGAAGGTAGTGCGGTATTATGGGGTGCAAATCCTGAAACACCAACTATTTCAGTTAAATCACAAACAAAGGAAGATTTAAACAATAGACTTGAAAGACTATTAAAAGCATTTAGAGGCGGTAAATTTACCGATGACACATTTGCTTTGATGGAAATTCAAATTAAAAATATTCAAGCCGACTTATTGGCATTGGACTTCACTCAATCCGCCCAAAAAGCAATCGAGCCGAAACAATCAGTAGATAATGAGGTGATGAAGGCAATACAAGAATTTAATCAATTATTTAAAAAGTAAAAATGGAAAATTTAGACTTAATCAAAGAAATGGCAGAAAACGTTAAAGGTTTTGCTGGTCAAATCGAAGATGTAAAATCTACTGTATCAGTAGTAAAAGACGAAATGCAAAAACAAATCGATGCTGCATTCGCACAAAAGAAAACTAGCGAAGCTAAAGAAGTAAAATTCTTTGATGAGTTAGTATGTGAAAAATTAGAAGGTAGAATGGAAGAAATGGAGAACACTTTGAAAAAAGGTGGTAAATTCCGTTTAGAAATGCCTGAAGCAAAAACAATGACTATCGCTGGAAACGTTACAGGTAACCCTGTTACTACCTATGCTTTACGCCCAGCATTGCAACCTGCTCAATTAGTTAACTTCCGTGATTTAGTTCCAACTGTACGTTCTGAAAGTGGTTTATATACTTTCTACAAAGAGAACAGTGGTTTAACTAACAACATTGGAGCACAAACTGAAGGAGCATTAAAAGGTGCTAACGATTATAGCTTAACTGAAACTAAAATTGTTAACTCTTACATCGCTGGTTTCTCTCGTTTCTCTAAGCAAATGATGAAATCTTTACCATTCTTAAGCCAATCTTTGCCAAGAATGTTACAAAGAGATTTCTTTAAAGCAGAGAACGCAAGTTTCTTTAGTACAGTATCTACTGCTGCAACAGGTGTTACTACAACAACTGAAACAGTTGACTTAAAGCAATTAGTTCAATTAATCGCTAACCAAAAGGCTGCAAACTTTAACCCTTCTTACATTTTAGTATCTCCTGCTCAACAATCAAAAATCTTGATTGATACAATTAACGCAGGTTACTATGTAGGTTCAGGTAGTGTACAAATCGGAACTGGCGGAGACATCACAATTTGGGGTGTACCTGTTATTTCTGCTACTTGGGTTACTAATGACAAGGCTTTAGTTATCGATAGCGACTACATCGAAAGAGTAGAAGTTGAAGGTATCGCAATTGAGTTCTCTTACGAAGATTCTGATAACTTCCAAAAGAATTTGGTTACTGCGAGAATTGAGTGCTACGAAGCAATCAACTTAATGTTACCTAGCTCTGCAATCTATGCTACTTTGAATGCTTAATTCCTAGTTTAAAATAGAAATAAAGACCCTCACTTAATCGGTGGGGGTTTTTTATTATAATTAATGTAAATTTGTAAAAAAGAAAATATGTCGTTCTATAATTATTTAATTGACTATACTTTAGAATACAATGGGGAAATAGTAGAACCTGTTACCCTTGCAGAAGCTAAAAACTATTGCCGTGTAACAACTTCAGCAGATGATGCTCTTATTACTGATTTAATTACTCAAGCACGAGAATCAGTTGAAAAAGCAACAGGATTGTGTATTGTACCTAGAAACGTAGTAGCGTGGTTTAATAACCCAGCAGGTTTATTTCAATTGCCTTTCGGTCCTGTTACTTATTTTTTAGGTTTACAAGACCAAAACGG